ACGTGCCATATGGCAAGTTGAAACAGGGTCAAGGCATGGTGAGATTTGGGGCGACAACAATACCAGTGCCGGACCATTTCAAATCGGCAAGTTGTATTTCGTAGACAGTAGGCTCGATGGAAAATGGCCTCAAGCAGTATTCGATATCAACACCAGCGTCGTTTGCTTCCGGGCATATATGGACCGATACGCCAAGCCGTACCGTATCCCTAACGGGATGAGTAAGGATGAGGCTATGGCCCGATTGCATAACGGAGGCCCGAACGCACTTAGGGCAACTGGCACGAAAAAGAAAAACCTGGACCGGTACTGGTCGAAAGTACAAAAGGCAATCAAGGAGTTGACCCGATGAAAGCCCCTCACCGTATCGTCTTAGAAAAAACCGGAGATATGTGGATTGTCCGCGACCGACTTGAGGGTGAATATATTCGGATCGGCAGTACAACAAATATTAGAAGTGCCGCAGATATGGCGGCAGAATTCGTCACCGCGTACGACAAGAACGAAGAAAGGAAAGCAAATGAAAGATTTTCCGTTAACGATTCAAATTAACGACGATGCAGCCATTCGCATCGTAATAGATGAGGCTGAACGCCGAGGCATCAATTACAGAGGCGGCAGGCAAATTGCAGCAGCGATTATTAAAGAATGGGCTGCATTGAAAGACGGTTCTAAATCAGAGTTCAACATTATTACAAAGGAGGCGTAAGCCATGACAACTGAGAGGAAAGCCAACGTGTGGGAGGCTTTGAAAACCGCACAACAATCATTGGACGGTGTCGGGAAAGGTTCTCAAAACCAATACCACGGCTACAACTACACCAGTGCCGAGGACATGCTTAAGGCAAGCCGTAAGGCACTCCACGATGCAGGCTTAGTTGCATACCGAAGATCCTGGTCTATCGAAAGTACAGACTACGGCTGTTTGGTAAATAACTACTTTTGTGTTGCCCTTGCCGACGGTGACGAAGATGTAGACGTTATTACGGCGGAGGTAGCCTATCCCGCTATCCCTGGCAACGGCAGGCCGTTAGACAAGGCCGTTAGTTCTGCACTAACTACTGCATTTTCATACTGGCTTAGGGATATCCTGATGCTGCCGAGAGTTGACGGATTGGAAGTCGATACCCGGGACGATTCGGGATATAAACACGACGAACAAAAAGCGGTTGCCTTAGCAGTTGAAATTGAGGACCGGGCAACCGAAGAACAAATGAAAAAATTGATCGACACCTTGCCGAAATATAAAGCAAGTAAGTTAGAAGATGTCCCCGTAGTCACGCTTGAGGCTTGGCTTAAACGAGTGAAGGAAACAGCATGAAAAAATTTATCAAAGTTGGAAATGGTTCGCTGCATAACAATGGCGAAGTAATTAACAAACGCCCGCCGTACAGTGGACCGCTAGACATCGAGGGCAGGCCTCTGAAACTTGCTGCCTGGGTTAAGCAGGACAAAGACGGCAAAAAATATTTCAACATCGAAGTCACAGAAGTGTTTGAGACGGAAGATGAACCGAACTTGAACATGGACGGCAAACGCGAATCAATCGACGATGCAGACATTCCATTTTAATACAACTGTTAGAGGCCACCGCATCGGGCGGTGGTCTTTGGCCTAAATGAGAGGAACTGATTATGAACTTACCAATTCAAGGACCTGCCGACCCGAGGGACGACACCTTTTACAAAGAGGACATTTCGGAAGCAAAGGAGACAGTCCTAAGGCAGGAAGAATGTATTCACGACTACCAAGAAATAGGAGGTGACTTGGCGGAGTGCCGTCTATGCGGACACCGTTCTCGATTTACAAATTATCGGGGAACTGACCGCATAATGATTCGACTAACGCTTTTGCCGAAAGCCCATCAACTAATGTTTGTGCCGAGGGAAATGTTAGACCAGGTAATACTTGATCACTTCGACAAATATGTCGATCCGAAGGAACTGAAAAAATGACAACTATCCATATTGATACCGTTGAACTGCTTGCCATAGTTGGCAAGTGCAGACAAATAAAAGAAAGCGCTATCGACCTGAAAGGAACTGGACACGACCAGGACTTGCTTGAAATTGAACAACTCCTTGACGCAATTATCGACGTTGTAATTGAGGCCGCCAAAGCCGAATTCGGAAAGGTGGAAAGATGAATTTTGCTTTTGTGAAATGGTACCCCGGTGCATTTATGGCCGGCACGGCTCATCTATCGAACGAAGAAGTCGGTGCGTATATCCGCCTGCTTTGTTGGCAAGCACAGTCTGGTGGCCTACCGGATGATTTTGACCGCTTAAGCCGGTTAGCAGATGGCATGAGCGTCGAGACATGGAAAGCCATCCGTGACAAATTTCGGGTCGATGATTCGACTGGAGGTTTATACAACGAACGGATGAGGGCCGAAATGGACGCTGCAGCCGAACGGGTTGCAAAAGGCCGCAGGGCAGCCCAAACCAGGTGGAGTAAACAGGAAGATGCTAACGCAGATGCTGAAGCAGTGCAAACCCATATACCAAAGAAAGAAAGAAAGAATCAAAGAAAGAAAGATCCTCATCAAGACTTGTCTATGACAGAGGATGATTTGAGTTTGAAGATAGATGGTCTCGACCCTGAGGCTCAGCCATACAAGGTCGAGGTGGCCCGCTGGGGCGTTGCAAACGGCTTAAGCCCCACCACCTCGATGGTACTGCCGAGGCTGTTAGAGGGGCTTCACGGCCCAGCAAAAGGACGCGACTGGCTCCGGCACCTGGACAAGCAAATGAAGACGGCGGACAATGCCCAAGCCTACCTCAGGGCATCAATTAAAAAGGAGTTCGGTAGATCATGACAGTTGGCAGAGGCAAAGGTAAACAACGGAAAGCAAAAGACGAATGCAGCGATGAGGCATATGCCCTACGGTCTGATTCGGTGGCAGCCGTTGTTCTTAAATATATTGTAGACCAGGGCTTAGTGACATGCGATCAAGCCGAGTGGGATCTGGGCATGAGCCATCAATCCTGTTCGGCGACATTTAACTACTTGGTAAAAAAGGGGTTAGTTGAAAAGTCTGGTAAATACGGGATGACCAGATACGGCAGGAAAGCAAACCTGTACCGACCCATCATCCGAGAAACGTTGTTTGAATTATGAGGAAGCCCAAATCACCATTACGAACCAAGTTAGCGGAAATGGATGCCCTGTATAATTACTGGCTACCCAGGACACCGGTAAGCCGTTTATCAAATATTGGCAACGTAAGCCCATGCCGATTCAAGGTGAGGTATGCCAAGGCCATTCGGTTCTTTGGTACCTGTTGCGATCGGTACGGTGTATCCCAAGCGTCGGCATACCTGGGCATATCCAGGGAAGATGGTATTTGGATGTATAGGTATTACAGGAACAACTTTTCAATTGAGGAACGTTTAAACTTGCTTAAGGCTGTTTGCGGTGAGACAGCAAAGGTGTACAATCGCTGACACCCTCCAGCCGTCGTTGTTCAGGCGACCAGCGGCGGCGTTCTTTCTGTTGCGGCGCGTGGATGGACTACTCGCCAGCCTCATTCGTCCGAGAGTGCGGATGGGGTGTTTGCCTCAAATAAGACCCGCAGTGCGGTGAGGCGACATTTCAGTTCCTTGCTCCTTGCCTCCGATCAAGTGAGCAGACAAGCCCGTAGTTCTGTCCTGCGGGTTTGTTTTTTATTCTATTCGGACACTTTGCGCCCGCACGCGCGCGCGTATAGAGGTGTTGGCTGCATCTGCCGATAGACAAATGTGGATACGGCCCGCATCGCAGCCATCTCATGCAGCCACTCGCCATTCACGAGCCAGGTAGCCCATGCCAGGCTTATGGATTTATTAGACGATGTAGGGGACACCCTCACCCATTTTGTTCACTGCGGGGACCTTCTCGAAGCCGCAGCAGCAAGCGTTCATGCAGACGAACATGACCATACGCTAGCCGATGAGTTTGAACACGCCAGCAATTTTTTGAGGTCAATACGGGAAGCCCTGCCAGGATCATGCCGGTTGATATGGATGAACGGCAACCACGATGACAACATTTTCAAGCGTGACCCGAGGCGGATACCAAAAGCCCTACGGGACATGATCGAAATAGGCCGCGATTCTCGGTGGCCTGAGTTCTCAAACTGGACGCAATACCCGTATGCAAAAAATAACCGTGGGCAGGTACAGATCGGGCAAGTCGTATTTTTTCACGGGTTCGATGCCGGGCAAACATCGGACGAGTTGGAGTCGTTGCAGTTTAATAACATCACAGGTGGTCATTCTCATCGCTTGTTTGTTCGTGGTCACACCCATAGACCAGTCCCACCGACCCAATGCCTACGAACCAGGAAAGTACCTTTGCCTTACTGGTATGCAAACGTTGGTACGCTTGGGCCGCTTACGCCGGACTGGGCAAACCGTATGGATACCTCTGCATGGGGTGCTGCGTGCCTCATCGCGGAGACGAAAACGGAAAGGCCGAATAGGCTTTGTTCAAAAAATTGGGACGCGGAACTTGTCCGCTTTCAGGAGATATAAACCGTGGCTACCCATCCGAGTATCAAGTTGCAAATGACCGTTCTTAAAGTTTGCAGGTATATGGGCGTCGAGTGGGATATGTCATTGCACGAGGTACTCGGTGCGGTTGAGCAAGCCAAACTCACACTGTGGAACGATTGGGATAACCTAAACCCGCCGGACTTAGATTCGTTAATTGAGTTTGATGCAGACGAGGACGATGACGATGATGATTAAAAGCCTGCTTGCATTGCTTGTTGCCCAAAGCGGACCGCCATCGGACCCGGATGCCGTCGAAATGTGGATTGACGACCTTGGTCGCCTAACGCCTTTTGGCCGCACGTTTGATGTTTATATTCAAACCGGATTTGATCCAGACTTTTCATACCCGAACGGCGAACCAAGGCGACCGTACATGATCGGGAGTACCCGAGGTAGCGAATCGCCAACACGATCGTTTGGTTGGGCAATTGAGGGTACCTTGTTTAAAAACCATAATGAAAATAACTACCCGTTCTTAGACAACTGCCAAGAATGTATAGATTATTGGCAAGAGGATACCGGGATCGAATGCCCTGCCCCAGGTGCTTATTGGGACTGTGTTCAAGCGAACCCATATCAGCGGCATATGTATCTCGGAGCAAAATTTACGCCGATCAACTGGATATTCGAAGGACCGGAGGGCTGCTGCCCAAGGTACGGCGACTTGGTAGACCTTGAATACGCATGGTGCGACTCATGGATTTTACATGGTCCGCTAGGCAAAAAGTATGGCTCGGTTAACCCGCAATACAAATATCCGATGGTACAGCAGCAGCACAAGGATTTGATAGATACGCCTGTGTTGAAGTTCTGGCCTCACCGAGAGACCATCGTTGGTCAACGCTGCTGCTCATCTCCATCGCAGAATGACTACGGCGACCTGATCCGCTGGAATACTGATGTGGACTGGGAGAGCGAGAAGTGGCCTGGATCATTTCACATTGCTCGGTTTACTGGCCCCGATTATTTCGCGTCTGGTGGCGTTGTTCGCTTTGCTTGCGGCAATGGGCATCCATGCGAACCGTCGTACTACTCGGTCGGCTACTACCCTGACAACTCCTGTCCGTCAGACCTAAACGAGGACGGTATGGTTGGCTTTCAAGATTTATTGCAAGTGCTTGGTGATGTTGCATCATTTAAATACCATCCGCAAACAAATAATGGGTTTAACGCAATCGTGAAGGTACTTGCGGAGTGGGGCCAATGCCCGTAAACCGTGTTTGCCTGGGTTGCAGGAAATCTATGCCTGTATCTAAATTCTTCCCCGAAAAATCAGCAAAGGACAAAGTCGGTGCTTTTTGCTGGGACTGCGTTTGCAAAAGCAACAACAACAGGCCGCTAGTTGCCGACCCAGTTGCGACAAGCAAGATGCATTGGACACAAATAAAATCAAAGCATGACAAATTCTAAGCAAAAAGGTAAACGCGGTGAACAAGAAGCAGCCAAGGCATGGCAAAAGGCAACTGGGCTGGCAGTAAGGAGAACAGCACAGGTAGATGGGTCCTTGTCTGCTGACCTAACTGGTGTAGACGGTTTGCATATCGAAGTGAAGCGTAGGGCAAGGATTGCGTCGCTGGACTTTTTGTTGCAGGCTGAGACAGATGCAGCCGATGAACAACAAAGCCACGGCGGCGTGCCGTTGGTTCTCATGCGTCAGGATAACGATTGCAATTGGGCTGTAATGGTTCGCTTAGATCGTTTGGCTGACTTGGTATCTGTACTTGCAGGGCAGGCATGGAATCAGGATTCATAACAGAACTAATAACTCCTGCCAGCATTATTTTCGGTGTCGTGTTCGGGGCCGGTCGAGTAAAGGCTGCAATTGATGAACTACGGCGCGCAGTAGATAGGCTGGAGGCCGCAGTCCAACTTATTGAGACGCGTACGCACGAGGTTGAACAACGGGTGGCTAGGCTCGAAGGTAAGGCGGAGGCATGAGGTATTTCATTTTAATCCTCATGCTCGGTTGCCAGGCAACTCAGGAAGGTGGGCTGTCGCTCCCTTTTGCCAAAGCAGCAGCAAATTCTCCGAACGTGGAAGTTGCGCACACCCTAAGCCCGCTAAAGTTCAGCGGCACCATTCTAATCCTGACCGGCGGTGCCTTGTTGTTTGTGACGAGGGGCAACAGGGGGTACATTCCAGTAGCCCTCGGCATTTCGCTTACAGTAATAATGGCGGTCTTAGCAAAGGTGCTGGAATCGCAGATTTTTATATTTACGATGATTACGGGCCTTTGCATATCGGCAGCAGTAGCGGCCCTCAACTTCAAGGAGATTCGAACATGGATCAAATTATTTCCTTCATCGCCGTCGCGTCGGGGTATGTCATTGCGTTCGCCATCGGAGCCTGGATCGGCAGGCCACTCCTCGGACTCCTAACAGACCGTATCTTCAAAAAATAACATGGCCCTGTGGACACCATCAGACATCGGCGGCAGTGTTTTATCTGCTTGGTACAAAGCAGATTCGTTGTCATTAAGTGACGGTTCTGGTGTCGGATCGTGGACCGACTCGAGCGGCAACGGGAACACCGTTGCACAACTCTCGTCTGGAAGGCAACCAACCTTTCAAACAAACGAACTCAACTCGCAGCCGGTTCTCCGGTTCGACGGCACGAACGACATCTTGACCGACGGCGACATCGCTGCGCTCGACGTTGGAACCGGCGACATATGGATGGCGGCAGTCTTCAAATCAACGGACAACTCCGCCGCCCAGAATTATTTTGAAAAGGGGCCAACGTCATTTGGATTAAGAACAACGGCGGCGGGTGTGTTGCAAATGAACCTTGGCGGCACTAGCAACATCCCGTCTCAGTCCAACGGCAATTGGTCACGGACGGAGTTCGTAATTGTGACAGCAGCCAGGGTCTCATCAACGTGCAACGGGTTCGTTAACGGCACAGCAAGTACCACAACAGGAACAACGAACAGCACATCAATTTCAAATTCTGATGTATTCGATATTGGTTCGAGGGCAGTCGGTGCAGGGCCGATGGTTGGTGACATCGCAGAAGTGCTTGTCGGTGGTGCAACGCTCACTGATACGAATCGACAATTAATCGAAGGGTACCTGGCACACCGATATGGATTAAGCGGCAACTTGCCGAGCGATCATCCGTACAAAAATTTCGCACCGACAATTCGTGTTCGTCCCTTAGTCGGGGAAGGCCCGCAACTCTTTGGAAATGGACTGGTTCTAACATGACTTACATTGGCGATTTTCAAGCAGGCGAACAAATTAACGCCTACTTCACCACAAACAACCAAAGCGGTGCTGCTGTCACGATGACAAGTGCCACTGCCCGCGTTTACAAAAATAACACCACTTCGCAAATTGCTGCAACCGTCACGGTAGATGTCGATTCGCAAACAGGACTTCACCGTGTCACAATTGATACCTCGGCTGACACTTCGCATTATGCCGCAAACTCCGATTATGCAATTGTTGTTGCTGCAACAGTAGATTCGCAAAGTGTTCGGGCAGTTGTGGGACGCTTTTCAATCCAAAAGCGAACAGGTACGCCGAAAGTTGTGACGCAGGATCTTGGGGTATTAGAACAAGCCGAAGCCACCACAATTGCAATCGGTCCGATGATAGATCGAATGACGGGCGCACCTTTGACCGCCTTAACGCCTGGCAACGTGACTTGCAAAATAATTAATGGCACGACCGCGACAACACTTACCCTTACTGCTTCGGGTGGTTCAAACGACCTTGCTCATATTTCGAATGGTATTTTTTCGATTGAACTTACTGCAGCAAATACAAACCACATGGGCAACTCTGTGTTAGTCCTGCAGGATGATGATGTAATGGTTCCTTACACGGGTTCGTTTGTCACACTTAGAACGCAGACCTACGAATCGTTGGTACTTGATGACGATAAATTGCAAGTTGATGTAAGCCAGATTGGCAACGCAAATGTGACCTCAGCGAGCGGTGTATTGGAAGTAAATACCAAACAAATTAACGGTGATGCATCGGCAGCGGCGGCCCTAGATGCCGCCATTGATAACAGCAATAACATTATTGCAGCAAACGTTAAACGTATCGACAACAGCACAAGTAGTGCAACTAACTTGTCCGATTACACAGACGGGACAAGCAACCAGCCGGTCGATGCCGTAAAGATTAGTGGCGACAGTGCTGCAGCCGATAGGCTTGAGGCGATGATGGATGCGTGTCCGATCGGAACCGTAGATAACACTTCATTCACCCCAACGACTACCGCATTCGAAACAAATATAACGGAAGCCACTGCGGATCATTTCAACGATCGTATTTGTTTGTTCGTCACCGGCAACCTGGCTGGACAACAAAAACTTGTCACCGATTACGCACTAGTTAGCGGGCGCGGCAAGTTTACCATTAACGCTGCGACTGAAGCACCTGCTAACGGAGATACGTTCATTCTTGTCTGATGCCTTTGCCAGTAATAAAAAATAGAAACAGTAGCAGCCTGGGCATAGTCGTTCCACCGGTTGTGACAATTTGGGCTGGCAATATTAATTCGACATATACCAATCCCCGGAACTGGACAAACTCAGCACCTGTAAACGGTGGTTCGGTTTATGTTGTAAATTCAAGCACTGATATAACAGGCACGGATGTTCAAACGACCAGCCTGAAAGAATTTAGAGTTGGTTCGTCGTACACGGGAAATATCGGGACAAGTTCATCACCACTAAAAGTTATGGCTGAACGGTTAGTTATAGATAACACAACATCTTCTATAAACATCCGAGGTTCGTTCCGCGATATACATATTGTAAACGGATCAAGCCGTGTAAAAGTAGGTGGTTCTCAAACTCGAAAACTAAATCGGTTGATGGTTCACGGTCAGGGTGTTAATTATGAAATATTCGATGGGCAGTGCAACCGTTTAATCGTGTCCGGCAACGGCAATAAGGTGACAGCCCCTGCGGGTATAACAAACGACAACTTGCTGGCTACAGTTGCAGGGTTTGATGAAATTCGGTGTTCTGCCAGTAGTTCGGTCGTCACCAGTTCCGGCGTAAATGACTTAAATATCGACGGAGAAGTTGAAATAACGGGAGCGGGAAATATTGCAAACGCCAGGATGCTTGCTGGTTCAAAAATTAAGGCCGCAACAACAGGCAAGGTCACTGGGCGGTTGACCATGTTTGGTGGGATCTTTGACATACGCAACTCCGCAACTACCGATACGTTTATTATTACGAATGCCGATTTGTTCGACGGCAAGATGTTTGCTTTGTTAGGTGAACAAGACCTAACGTTTACAAACGCAGCAAATATTTTAGGGCCTGTTGAGTTCCAACTTAAATCAGGTTCGTTAATTGCAGTCTCATAATCGGCCGAACTAACCTAAGAGGAAAACATGACCAACATCAACGAATCGCTTGAACAGTTAGCAGTAGATATCAATAGCCTGGCACCTGATCCTGCAAATGCCCGCAAACATGATCAAAGGAATATCGACGCCATAAAAGCAAGCCTTGCTCGGTTCGGGCAAACAAAGCCCATCGTCCTGCATGGCAATGGCACAACAATTATCGCAGGCAACGGGACATGGCAGGCGGCAAAAGAACTCGGCTGGACAAAGATTGCTGCAGCACAAACTAACCTGACAGAATCCGATGCCGTCGCTTACGGTATTGCAGATAACAAAACCGCAGAACTAGCCGAGTGGGAAACTGAGACGCTGAGGCAATTAATGGAAGGCCTGCCCGAAGATTTGCAACTAGCAACTGGGTTCGACTTCGCGGAACTTGACACCTTAATCAATTTAGATTTTGAACCAGCAAGCGAGAACGAACAAAGCAAACTAGACGCAGAAAAGAAAATTGTTTGCCCGGAGTGTGGACATGAGTGGTCAGCCTAAACTCCTGCTCGATTGGTGCAGTGCAAAGGCTGCAAAGTACGCATGTGAAAACTGGCACTACACCAGGCAGATGCCATGTTTCAAAACATCGAAAATAGGCGTCTGGGAAAATGGACTGTTTAGAGGTTGCTTAATTTATACCAGCCCATTTCCTACCATCCGCAAACGGTTTAAATGTTCGAAAACAGAAATGACAGAACTGGCGCGGGTTGCTTTACGTGGACATGAAGCACCTGTATCAAAAATGATCCGCATATCCCTCAAAATGATCAAGAAAGCAAACCCAGGTTTAAAGGTATGTGTCTCATACGCAGACACCAGCCAAGGCCACCACGGCGGCATTTACCAAGGCAGCGGGTTTAAATATTTCGGCGAAGGCGCTACCTCGTGGGAGTACTGGTACAACGGAAAATGGACTCACTGCCGATCCGTTTGCATGGCCCGTGACCGAGGTGTGATTAAGGACTACCGAACGTTGCCTAAACGCCGGACTGGTGCCAAACATTGTTATGCGCTTGAACTTGACAAGAAAAGTTCGGTGTTATTACACTTAGACCAACAACCTTACCCCAAGCGCGTATCAAGTGATACGAGTGACACGCCAGCGTTCCACGCTGGAAAGGCCGGTGCAACTCCGAGCGATGCGCTCCAAGAAGGTTTGTCCTAATGCCTGCCCCGTTAAAATTAGACGAGGACCAATTACGCAAACTTGCTGCCATGCAGTGTACCTTTGAGGAGATTGCGGCTTGGTTTGGCTGTTCACGATCGTCGTTGTACGCCCGCGAGGATTACAGAGATATTATTGAACGCGAGCGGCTCAAAGCCCACGCGTCAATGCGTCGGAGCATGTTCCAGTCTGCATTAGAAGGTGATAGGCAAATGCTTATCTGGCTGAGCAAACAGTACCTCGGTATGCGGGACAAAACAGAACATACTGGCGAAGGGCTAAGGCCATTAACAATCGAGTTTGCCGAGGCAACACCGCCTGAGAAATCAGATGCGGATTGATTTACTTCCAGCACAATTGAATTTTATCCGCGCCCAGGAACGTGAGGTCCTGTACTCGGGTGCATTTGGTGCAGGGAAAACCAGGGCGTTATGTTTAAAACTTGTTCAGCGTTTGGTCGGTAGACCAGGGGCTAGGGAAGGCCTAGCCCGTAAACATTTGGTAAGCCTCAAAGCAACTACCCTGCGTACTTTGCTCGAACAAGATGGCAACTTGCCACCTGTATTGCCGAAGGGAACGTATGAACATAATAAAAGCGAACGAGTTATTCGGTTGCTTGGCGGAGGCACGATTTATTATTTCGGGTTAGATGATTATGAAAAAATTGGCTCGCTTAACCTTTCTGGCTGTGCAGTAGATGAAGCAGTCGAATTAGTTGAGGGTGACTGGACAATGTTGCGTGGTCGAATCCGCCTTGAACTGAGTGATTTAACCATGCAGTTATACGGTGCTTGCAACCCGGGAGCGCCGTCTCATTTCTTGGCGATTAGATTTGGCCTTGCAGGTGGTCATCAGGCTGCTGTAAATTGCAAAGCAATCCAAACAAGAAGCCCAGATAATTTCTTTTTACCGGAGGCATACTTGGATGATTTGCAAAGCCTGGAAGGTGTTGCTTTCGAACGGTACGTTGAGGGCAAGTGGCGTGGTGGTGAAGGTTTGGTATATGACCGCTTCGATAGGTCTGTGCATGTCCGTGAACGTGATGAACAATGGCGGAGGATTATTGTCGGTCAGGATGAAGGGTATACCAACCCGGCAGCACTTCTGGTTGTGGGGCAGGATGGCGATGGTCGATTGCACATCGTCGAGGAGTTCTATAAATCGCAGATGCTGGAGGTTGATGTAATTTCAATTGCAAAAGATATTGCCAACCGATACGAGGTAGAAACATTCGTACTTGACCCATCTGCTGCAAAACTTAAGGCTGCCATGCATCAATCTAACCTGGATGTTGCTGCGGCTGACAATACCGTGTTCTCAGGTATTCAAAAGGTTCAGCAACGCCTTGCGCGTGCTGGCGACGGTATGCCTCGCCTTACAGTTGACCCGAAATGCGAGAACACAATCCGTGAATTTGAGTCGTACGAATGGCTTGGCGGCTCAAGTGGATTTAAAGATGCTCCGAAAAAAGAAATGGATCACGCGATGGATGCGTTGAGATATGCCGTGGTTCATTTCGACGGTAGCCGTGTCGAGCCTCGGGTACGCATAGCCGACAGGGCAGCAGCAGGAGAAAGAAATGGCAACGATGAACGCATGTGGAGATCGCTGTAATGCTTGATGGTTTGAAATCTGCTTTTGGAATTAAGGCGAAGCGGGATCGCCTGGATTATGTCCGTTCAACAATTAGGCCAGAATCAACCTACGGCATGCAGCGGTCTACGCAAGAGCAAGCCGCTGCTTTGCGTTTGCTTAACGGGTATGTTTATTCGGCTGTGATGATGAACGCTAGGAGTATTGCTGCTCAACCTTTGCGGCTGTACGCATCAATCGAAGCACGAGGGGTAAAGCAGTTCCACACGAAACCAGTTAGCAGGAGCGTACAGCGATACCTAAAAGGGGACGGAACAATGCGTCCTGCGAAGTCCGCCATGCTCGGATCGAACACAGGCGGCGATGTGGTTGAAATATATGACCACCCTATTCTTGATTTGCTAAATAGGGTGTCCCCTTTCTACGACGGGTACAACTTCAACATTCTTCGTAAGACGTTCTTGCAGGTGACAGGCAACGAGTACCTACATCCAATTATGGGGCCGATGGGCTACCCGGTTGAAATTTGGATTATGCCGTCACAGCATGTAAAAATTAAGCCTACTCGTGATGAGCGATTGATCGAAGGTTATGAATACGGGCAGCCGCCGAATAACGCATTTTTCGAACCTGACGAAGTATTGCATAACCGGGTGCCTGATCCAGAAGATCCTTTGTACGGACGAGGATGGGTTGCGGCTGCGGCTAACGCTGCTGGGCTATTGCAGTCGATGGACATTTATGAGAAGAACTTGTTTGAAAACCAGGCGAGGCCCGACTGGGGTATCTTCCTCAAAGAAACGCTAAACGAAACCCAATGGAACCGCATGATTGCCTACTTGGATCAAAACCTCCGAGGCAACCAAAACAGCGGACGGCCGTACATTTTTGAAGGTGGATCGGATGCACGCCCGTTGCAGTTTAGCCCACGAGACCTATCGTTTAGCGAAGGTGAAAATCGCAAAGTTGAGGTTATCGCTGCTGTATCCGGCGTTCCTGTCACCTTGCTGAAAGCCAACGACCCGAACCTTGCATCTGCGCAGGTTGGCTTTGCGTCATATATGCGGGATACCATTCACCCGTATCTCGTTGCTGATGCTGAGTTCCTGAACCAATCTTTGCTCCCGTTGTTTGGAGGCTTGGCTGACGGTTTGTTCCTGGCTTACGACAATCCAGTGCAAGAAGATGAACAACTAATTTCTGGAATGATGCAACAGCAAGTAAATGCTGGTATTAGAACGATTAACGAAGCCCGTTCTGAACTTGGACTTGACCCAGCAGATGACGGTGATGAGTTGCGAGTTAACGGTGTGCCGTTAGATATGGTCGGACAACCAGCACTGCCTCCACTCGGTGCGCTTGGATATGGAGGCGACGAAGATGAAAAAATTAAGGCGACCCGAAGCCAAGTCCGAGTAGGTTCTTGGGTTGAATGGCGAACTGCTAAAGGTAAATATCTTGGCAAAGTGAGACGGTTCAAAGAATCAGGTAGTGAGCCAGGAACAGTTGGTGATGCGGAGGCAACTCCTGAAAACCCGATAGCCTTTGTCCAAGTTTATTTTAGAAATGACGATGGAACGTATACACCTTCGGACCGTGATGCACCTGTCCTTGTTTCAAGGTTAACACCTACAAATGAACCAGAAATAACAAAGGCGTTTAAGGCTGTAAGCAAAAAGGTTCGTGAGACGTTAAAAAAGAAAGCGGATGAACATAACGAAGAAGTTGGAGATGCAAAAAGCAAACGCACAACAACACGAACGTTGATCGCCGTATTTGAACGAGGTGTAGGTGCATATAGACAAAACCCAGGGTCTGTACGCCCAACGGTATCAGGTGCCGAACAATGGGCTTACGCCCGTGTTAATGGCTTCCTTCATGCATTGAAAACCGGTAAATTTAAACGTAAACCGTTCGACACCGATTTGCTTCCTGAAAGCCATCCATTGTCGAGTAAGGGGAACAAAGCAGCCTTAGAAAATTTCCCAGATGTTTATACTACTCCCGAGGAAGCACAAAGCCGAGCAGAGGTACTTGGTTGCGATGGTATTCACGAACATCCGGGCGACCCATATGGGTAT